GAAGCAATCCTCACGGTGTGCTCGGAGTGGGACACGCGCAACCGGTGTCCGGGTGGACTCGAGTCCCGTTGCCCGAACGGATTCGTTCGATCCGCGCCGCGTCGCAACAAGCCGGATTCTTGGGAGAAAGCGGCACCTTGTACGTAACCGGGTTAGGTTTCGCTTTGGGTGACGCGGTTCCTCGTCACACCGCGCAGTCGTGGCCGATCGCCCGAGTGCGAACGTTTTCGATGACGACCGAAACGTGCTTCGTCGTCACGGATCAGGGGGTACTGCACGCGTGCGGTAGACGTTCCGGAGGTCAACTCGGAGACGGCGGCGATGACGCACAAATCGTACAGTATCGACATGTGGAGTACTTTCTACCCAGCACTCCGAACGAAATTCGAGAGCTTCACTCGTCGCTGTACGACACGCTCGTCGTCACCCAATGTGGCGAAGTGTGGACGGTCGGACATCGAAGCATGCCCAACGCCAACTTTGAGCAAAGATGCGAACCGAATCGTGTGCTGCGCGGAGAGCAGAGTTGTCACACGGATCGATACATTCGGAACGTCCGTACTTGCACCGCATACGGAGGTCATGCACATTTGGTGACTACCGACGGCGAAATTTACGCGCTCGGACGAGGTGAAGACGGTCAGCTTGGTACCGGTACCACCGTTACGCATTGGACTCCGGTTCGTATCCTAAGAGACTTCCACGGATCGTCGCTTCTTCCGACGCGCGCGGGGCACGGCAACACGAGCGTCGTGTGTTTCGGATACGTACAACCGGGGTCGGTACGAGGCACACGTATGCGTGTAGAGAATCTGCGCGCGATCGCGGACGATTCCGGTATTCGAGTGTCTGCAGATTTCCGATTGTCGATCGAATCGTCCACCATGTATCGAATGATCGCGAGCACAGCGTATCCCGTCTTGACGGACGATCAGGTTCATATGATCATGTCGGATGCGGTGGTGAAAGGGGTCGCTTCTCCGGAGGGACTCATGAACGCGTTGATTCCTTTGGTCCATTGCATCCCCTCCGCCCAAATCCTTCCGGGCACGGCTGCTCCGACACCGACAGTCTACAATCCACCGTCCTACGCGAAGACCTCCGGAACAACATACGATTCTCCCGCCTACATCGTCGCCAATGCGACCGCGTACGATCCCCCGTCCTACGCGATTCCCGACGCAACCGTGTATGTGATGTTGATGGACGGTACCGGTCATTGTGTGATACGACGTACCCCGGTCAGCCGCGAGGACGTCGGAGACATCCACGGCGGGATCTCAAGAGTGCGTTACTACGCGCAAGAGGAGGCGGTGCTCGTCGATGTGGACCTTTTCAGCGCGTCGTTGACCTGCACGAGCGTAATCGTACGATTGCACGTCGACGCGCCACCCACCGATTCCGAAGCGCAGGATGCTGCGAACGGGTTGTCCATCGTGGAGGCGGTCGTGTCCGTCGCCGCCGGAACTCCCGCCCGTGTGCAGTTCCGTTTGACGCACGCCCTGCAGAGCGGAGCGTCGATTCCGGTTTCGGAAGGAACCGTGTACTACGCAACGGCGTGTGTTCGAGATTCGGGTTCCACGGTCGCATTCGTCGCGCGTCCATGGAGTCGTGCTGATCCATGGAGTCGTGCGGGAGACCCGTATCAACTCGACGCGGACGCGGTACCGGACGATTGGACTCGCGCGATACAAACGGTGAGTGTCGCTGGAGCGCATGTTCCGTCCGACCGGTATTCTAACCTTCTTACGGAGGAATACCACGTGGTTTGTCGCGACGGACGCGCGGTAGAATTCTACGACCGTTTGGAAGGACACCACGTACGAACCATTTCGCTTGGCGAACACGAAAGCGCTAGCGTATCCTCTACCGGAGAGATGCTTGTCTTCAACGAAGTCGCTTCGACAGTGACGTTTCGAGACGTGATGCGGGACGATGTTACCATCACCTTCACGTTGGACACGAACAGTGGTACGATCGGCGTGTTCGGATTACAGTCGCGCGGACGCGGATGGATCGAAAACAATCTGGCCGTGGTCACTACCAAAGAGAGCTTGTACGTGTTCGGAAAAGGTGGAAACGGATGGACCTTGTTGCAACAGATTGCGGTCTCTTCGAGCGCGACCACGATACACGACGCCGCTGTCGTAAAAGGCTCCGCCTTGTTTCATCGTGACGACGTGTACTCGTTCACCGACGGTCAGTTCGTGCTGAACCACACGCTCCCTACCGCACCGGACGCTTCGTACGACAAAACGACGTACAGCGATCGGTACGTGTGCAAGTACCAATCGAACGGTGGGGGGATCCACGTGTCGCACTTCGCGTCGAGCGCATGGCAGGTGTTGGCTCAAACGAGCGACATCGGATTGGGATACGCGAACGCGGGGATTGCCATATACGGTGACTATTTGTGGCGTTGGGACGATGCGTACCATTCTCTGATTCGAATCAACGGGGCCGCATTGGAAATCGTTCGAAGCGTCCAAGGTCGATACGGACTCCCTGGAGACATCTACAAAACGAGTGTCGCGTGGGGTGGAAAGGTGGAGACGAGTCCGCTACGTTCGCTCACGTCGTATCCTCACGACACGCAAGGCGAGATTCAACTCGCATCCGAGCAGTACAAAACGTCGCGAGTCACGATCCATGAGATTCGTCGTCCTACGGATTCGCGCCTCGTGCTCGAGGCGACGATCGTCACCGGCTCGTACTCCGCACGTTGGTACGCGTTCGCGATCACCAACGAAACGTTGTCGGGCGCGCAAGCGAGAGCGGTGGTGCTCGCAGGAAACGTGGCTGTGGGGGGTATGGTCCATCCGCGAACTTCGTATCGTCTGCGCGATGCGACGATCGATAAAGTGTTGGACGACGTTCATGGCGTGGTATCGCTCTCGAGTGTGGTTGCGGGTCGTGTCGCATTGTACGTGATCGCGGAGGACGGTGACGAGCGAGTTGCCATAGCGGACTTCGGTGTTTTTAGTGGTGCTCCTCATGTTTCTTTGAATCGTGTTCGGTTGGATTCGTTCGCTTCGGAGTTGGTGCTTTCGATCGGCGCGCAGGGTCGCGACGCGTCGCTCACCGACCTTCTTGTGGACAACACCTCGGTACAAACACTGGCCGTTCCGGCGCTTCGCGCTTTCGAGACGGAACACGCCGTTCCGGGCACTTGGGCGAACGACGTACGTCACGAATCTCGTGTTCGTGTGGTGGACGCGAGCGGAACCACGAGCGTCGAAGAGACGGAGGGATCCGTAGTGTTGGATCGGTGGTCGGTGTTAGGATGGGGGGAGGCGTCCGAATGGTTTCGCGAGGTGCACGATCCGGAAGGACTTGGAACACTCGCCCCCTTGTCGTTACAACACGGACAGGTGCGCCACGTGCGCGCGTCGGACCGCACCGTAGTCGTGTGTTTGCACAACGGTACCGTGTACGGGATGGGTGCCAACGACCACAATCAACTACCGTTTCGTTCTGGAAATCCGCTCCGAAACGCGAAACGCGTACCGGTTCTCGCACTCTTGGACCATCCCAATATCCACGGACTGGTGCGTCGAGTCGCATGTGGACCGAATCACACCGTGTTTCTTCTTAATGACGATCGCATCCTCGGATGTGGATCGGATCGACGCGGACAACTCGGGACCGGCGTACTTACAAGCCACTCCGATCCGATTTCTCCTCGTGCGCACGGTACAGGCGTCGCGGACGTCGATTGTGGAAACGATTTTACGGTGTGGTGCACACGAGACGGTCGAGTGTACTCCTGCGGACACAACGGTTACGGCGCATTGGACGATCGTGTCCACGGTGCGCAGAACGTCATTTCGCCACAACCATGGGCGATGTCGATCGCGAAGACGGTGCGCGCGAGCACGGATCAGACGTTTGTGATCGATCGAAACGGTGACTTGTGGGCGGTCGGTCTGCGGGGTCGATACCGGTTGCAATCCGACGTTTACTCTCCGATGGCGCTTCCCGCGCGATGCGTGGGAGTGAACGGCACAGGTCGTACGGAGAACGTCGCGAACGTCGTATGCGGTGGTAACTTCGTGGTGATCCTAACTCGCGACGGACAGTTGTTGGCCGGCGGGGAGAACGCGTTCGGACAGTGCGGAACCGGAGATCACGCGTCGTACGACTATCCGCGTCGAGTGGTGGCACCCTCCGGTTCGGCGAGCACCTATCTGGACGAGCATGCGCGAATCGTAGACGTCGGCGCGACCACGCGTACCGGTTTCGCGGTAGACGACCGAGGGCTTGTGTGGACGTGGGGCACCACTCCGTCCTTGTTAGATATCGGAGAGAGGAGAGTGGTGTCCACGGCCGGTGGACATCTCGGCGAGTTCCATGTCTTTTTGGGAACGCCGCTCGGCACTCCCATATTGGGAGCCCATCTGGACGTACCAAAAGCCGAGTTTTCGTCCAACCATTCGTTAACGATCACTGCTCGTATCGTACCTCGGGACATCCTACCGGTGCGTTGGCATGTGCTCGTAACACTCGAAGACTCCTTAACCCCCGAGAACGTGCGAGACGCGCGGGACCGAGCGCAGTTTCACGGTACGGCGATCAACGGAGAGCCGTACGTGTTAGAAAACAAAGAGATCGCTGCTTTGTGGGGAAGAGACGGCAGCACATCGTGCAGCCCTCTTCGAGTGAACGAAGCTTACGTGTACGTGTACGCGCACGACGGACGCAACGACAGTTTGCGCATCGCGAGCGCACCACCTTCGAGCGACGTGATTTTGCGTGTGGAGAGCGTGCTTGTTACGGACGAGGTGGTTTTGAAGGGAAGTTTGTACACGTCCGCGCACCTTGTGGACGCGGTGTACGTGGGCGCCTTCCATCCGTCCTACGACGTTCACGATCGCGCCGTCGATACGGCGTTGATGAGTCACTTGAGCACCTTACCCCTCTCTCAAGGTAGTCCGATCCTTGTGAACACGACACTGCATCAGGCGGTGAACGCGTTGGGAGTGCTCGACACGATAAGCCCCTCGATCGCGTACGACTACGTGATCGTCGCGAACGACGCGACCGCGAGTGCCCTCGTATCTTCGTCTCCTCCACAACATTTGCGTCTGTCGTCGAACGCGGATTGGACGAGCGCTCCTACCATGACGACCTCCTTAGACCTCGGAGAAAAAAGGGTGAGCGCCGACGGTCGAATCGTCGCAATCGTGCAAGGTGATCGATGGCACGTACGGGTGGGGCCGGACTACGCGCGCACCACAGACGGTCCAGTTCAAGATGCGGCGAGCATTGTGGTGTCCGGGAACGGACGTCGAGTGTTCGTCACTCACTCGGATATCTACTCCACTACGCTCGAGCTTCACAAGATCGATCCGAGCGGTCGCCATTTTTACGATCACGGCACGATGTTCACATGGAGCACCGGCAGTCTCGTCACTCGTTGCAGTGCGGATCACAGCGGTACGCACGTGCTCGTGGTTCGTACGTTACCTTCGTTTCAAAAGAAACTCAGCGTTTTGAGGCAAAAACTCGACACCTTCGAAGAGATCTACACCACGGATGTCGCTCACGAAATTCACGATGCTCGTCTCGCATCGGACGGTCGATCGGTGTTCCTTTGGGGACGTTCCGCATCGACCACATGGATACGTATCGACGCACTCGATTCGTCCGTATCCACGTATCGAACGGTGTACGAGTCGTCCCATGGCTCGAGCGCCGTGGTGACTTTTTCGGTGGACGGACGATTTTATGCGGTCGCGGACAGTGACACGGTGTTCGTGTATCGCTACGTCGAGTTCGTGTCCGGCCTTCGAAACTATAGTCTCCACTCGCAGTTTGTGGCGACCGCGAATCGTTTGCAACTGAACGGCGACGGCAGTATACTACTCGTGCAAGATACGGTCGGAAACGTCGTCGCGTACGGTCGAACTCCCTCCAACGCGTTCGTCGCGTTGGGTGCTCCTTTCACTACCTTCGGGGATGCGTGCGTGGAGCTCTCGCACGACGGTAGCGTGCTGTTAACTAGTGAGCGTCTATTGCGCTCGATTCCGTGATTCCAATCCACGGAACATTTCGGACAGTCCGATGCGACACGATGCAATCACGTCGGCGGTGCGACAAATGCATTCTCGAGACACCGGATTGGATACTATACGTTCGTATTGAACGTACCTACAATTCATCGCATGCAGAAATTTCCCCGCCTTTTGGAGATGGTCTTCCACTAATCCCCAATAGATACACCATAATCCGTAGGTGTACGCGACGTTGACCTCGTCCGATCGTTTGGCTTCTCGTAGAGCTGAGCGCGTACACTCGACAACGTACGACAGCGTATCGACGTACGCGCTGATCGGATCGTCCGTTTTCGACGCAAATTCTAAGTGAGCACACAGGATGGAGAGTGGATGCATTGAATTATCCTATAATTAATTTCACACTCGATAGGAGGAAGGATCGCACTGTTTCCTGCAAATGGGGCAGCTTTGTTTATCTTTGAACCAGGTCTCTAAACACTTTGAGTGGAACGCGTGCCCACACTCTACTAGCTGTCCCGACGAACCGTCTTGTTGCATCGACTCGTGGCATATCGAACACATCGTTCCTTCTTCGAACGCGTTCGGATAACACCACGACAACCGAAAATTCAGTTTCAATTCGTACAGTTGTTTGCAGTTTTTCAACACGTGTACGTTCCCTCGCAAAGTGCGAATTTGTTGTCTTTGAATCGACAGCAAGCGTTGCAATGCCGAAAGATCGCGCTGCGTTTGATCTTGAGCGGAGGTGGCGGTTTCGATGTCGGTGTTGAGCTCGTGGATATGCAAACGGATGGCGTCCACGTTGACACGAGGAGAGCCGGCGATGGACACCGGGATGCTCGGATCGGCGTTACCGTCCTCCGCGTGAGACACCACTCGAAAAATGTTCGCGGTGTTGGAGGCACGCATTAGTATACGCGCGGTCACGCCATTCGAACAGTTGGTTCGAATCATCTTACATTTGTGATGCTTCACCCCGCACGTGTACAGTTTACGATCGTCGGACAACCAGATGCAGAACCGCGCCGGATTGTGACAACATCCGTCGTTACGTACCGTTTTTCGAATAACACATTGACACTCGTCCGGAACCTCTTCGAAACGAAACTCGTTTCCGAGAGCTACGAGTTGTTCGTTGATCACGTCCATTTGAAAGTACTTTCCTCATTAGATAGAATCTTAATTGATACCGTTTGGCGCGTCGTTCAAACGCGGTTGCAACTGATCGATCGTCTTCAAAAGTCCTCACAAAAAAACCTACGGCATTCGCGTTGCATTGCACAATGCGATACCGTAGGTTTTTTTGGGGACGACGAGGAGGTAGTGATCTGTGGTGGGCGTTTTTAAGGTTTACGAAGTGCACACTCCAAATGCACTAAGCACGAAGATCCATGCGCGTTGTCCACACGGCGTAGTTCTCCGGAAAGCGCAAAATTGCAATACGCACAGTACTCCATCCGTTTGCCTTTGACACGCGCGGGCGCGTAGGTCAAGATGGACTCGGTGGTACGAGGGCTAGCCATGGGAGGTGTGGTGTAACCGTCCATGGGAGGATATACCAAGGTGATTCATCCAAGGAATTTTTCTTCAAATTTTTTGTTCCATGAGAGTAACCAAATAAACGGAAAATGTGGCGAGTCGGTATACCTTTAGGGCTATCGATCGCGCAACAAACCCTTTTCGGATCCAAAGTGAGCTATCCGATCGCGGCTTCCTTCCAACCTCCCGCGTATGTGTTTCCTTGGGTGTGGACCGTGTTGTACGTCGGTCTCGGGGTGTACTTTCATCGAGTTCGTACGGAGACCCGCGCGCTATGGTTAGAGAGCGTGTTTGTCCTAGGGTTGATGTTCAATTTGTCGTGGACACCCGTTACGATCGTTGCGAAGCGCTACGTATTGGGTATCTATTTGATTATGGGGATGCTCGCCTCCACCGGGTGTTTGATGGTCGCTACCGAAGATGTAGTGTCGCGAACGTTGTTGGTACCTTACATGGCTTGGCTAACGATCGCCTTGATCCTCAACGTGGAGTTGAGTCGTAAACGGGTGCGTTTCGAAGAAAAAGTAAAAAATTGACAAAAATGGTAACAAAAATTTGACGCAGACTTTTATAGCAGTATCATTTGCTCTAAATATTCATTATCATGGCGGAAAAGAATCATTGGTTTTCCAAACCCGAGCAAGAGCTGATCACCACTGCGGTGTGTATGATTGCAGAAAAACTCAACATGGAAGAAGAGGATCTTCTCAAACCCTTGAACCTTTCGTACGAACATCCTTTGGATGCGTTCCTAAAAAAACATCGGACATACGATCCGGTGTGTTGTCACGCCTTATTCGAGAACGGAACACAGTGCTCGCGAAAGCTGAAACCGAACCAACAGTTTTGTAAGATACACGCCAAAATGAGGAGCGCCGGGACTCTCCGCGACGAGCACGTTGCGCACTTCGACGTCGATCGCGCGATCGAACGATATCGATCTTTGCGCAAAGATTCTAGGTTCTTCCGTTTACAACTAATTGTTCGAGACGACCAAGATTATTTGGTTGATTCAATCACGGGATACGTTTATGATTTCGAAACTTTAAAACAAATAGGGAAGATGCATGCATCAGGGAAAATTTTTCTCAACCACAAGAGTTTAAATTTTTAAAAAAAGGAATGCGAAAGTAAAATATACCAAAATATAAATCATGGTAGCAATAGGTACTCCCATTGTGTGCTATGGTCGTAAAGCCTTTGTGCGCCGTACGAACATTTTGGGGCTCAAGCGAATCGCGCGTATAGAAGTTGTCTTCGAGGACAATAACGAACATCGGATTTTCAAAGTGAAGGATCTCGTTGATACGAACAACTGTTGTAGTCCTAATGGAAATTGCATTTTCACAGACATGGAAAAGATGTGCATTATGAATTATGGATGTTGCAACATGATGGACGACTACTCGATGACGATGTAAATATCTGTTTCAACTCACCGTCTTCTTTTTAAGGGGGTAGTGCTTTTTTTGTCAGACTTGATCAGAGGCATGTTTGTTGTCTTACCGGTCGCAGCCATGCACAGTTACGATTTTACGTTGTTCGTACAAAACGAACGGTCGTTACGGTATAACGTCGCCAAAACCCATTTTTTGGCACAGTATCTTCCTCACGCTACTCCGTTGGTAGACCACCCTATCCTAAGCAAAGAGCGAGTGCGATTACTGATACAGTCACCAGAATGGAAACGCGTGCGAACCTAGATTTTTAAATCTGTTTATTTTTTAATCCGTGCAAAACTCACCTCCTAACGTCATGGTGTATTTTCGAACGGGAGCCTCGCGTATTTTCATGGACGGCAAGAAACCGCTTGGCCAAATCGACATCGGAATCGACTTCGACAATCGTTCCGTAGTGGCTCGAAAGATGGATGATTACATAACGCAGTACACCGGACGCGACAACGTCTACCTAGGTTACGAAGCGGCGTCCGTGTGCAATCGTGGAAGCAAGAACGTGATGATCGGTATGAACGCCGGAAACCAAACGAATCGTTTGGAAGAAGACAGCGAAAACAAATCGTCACGCAACACGTTCGTGGGTCAAGACGCGGGGAGGCAAAACACCGTTGGATACGACAACGTAAACATCGGCGCGTCGTCCGGTGCTTTCGACGATCGAGGAGCCAATCATCACAACGTAAACGTCGGCGTCGACACCGGAATCGTAGGCAACTACGTCATCGTTGTCGGAGCGGAGAACCTTGCCAGTCGATCTCGTAGCGTGCTCATTGGTAACTCGATCACGGAAATCGACGTGGACATCGCCTTCGATGACAATCCTTTGGACGAATCGTACGAAGGGAATGTCATTGTAGGGAACAACATTGAGAATCGAGGAGCGCGGTCCATGCTTCTGTATCCCAATCACGTGAGCGGGACGCACGCCGAAGAGCAACCGCCCGCTTTCAAAAACTTCACGGACGACTATCTGAACATCTTCAACGTGTTACGCGGGCAAACCGGTTTCGACGATTTGGAGGATGGTAACACGGCCACGGAACGACACGGGCTCGTGTTCGACGAACCCTTGCGTCATCTTAAGGAGGTCGACTTCATCGAGCCGGTGTACGTACGAAACGAGCTTCGCATCCATCAGACGGTCTCCGAAGATTACACCGATCAAAACACGATCCCCACGATCGAAGTGGCAGGCTTGCTTCGCGATCTGTACGAGACGCGCGAGCGCAATCGCGACTTTTTGTTGGAGCGCGTGGATGCGGACACCTTCGTGCGCATTTTTTTCGAACGCACCAACTACAACGGCTTGAGTTCCTTCAACAACGATCTAGGAATCGAGTGGGCCATGTCCAATCAGAACATCATCAAATTGGGTGACTTCCAAAACAATCTCACCTTGTCGGATTTTCCGAACACCATCGCACCGTGGTTACCTTTCGATAAAGGTCAGCTGCGCCTTGAAGACGCCAACGTTTCGGACATCAATTTGGCGGCCTTGGTCAACGACGGCACCTTCCAATTGAGCCTCGAGAATCTAGAGGAGTTGGACTTTGAGCTCATTCAAAACAACACCGACATTTTGCCTCAATGGATCACCCTCGACCAACGAGAGGTTCTCCTCAAGAATTTCGACCCTACCGGATTCGCGGACGCTTACTTGAAAAAGGTGGATCTAGGCATCTTTAGGAACGACACCTACGCGTGGATACGCGAATCCCAAGGGGACGTAGCCTTGAGCCGATTCTTCAACGATCTACGACTGTCCGATTTGGAGGACGATTTGGATCTGTGGCAGCGAATCGTGGACCAACTGAAAGCGGACGGGAGCATCACCGCGGCCGTAGAGGCCACGATGGACATCATCGAAGACACGACGATGGATGTGATTTACCGCGCTATGTCGGATCTTCACGAACGCAGCAACGTGCTGTACGCGCTTTTGGACCGTTTGTCGAGGACTATGGATTCCAACCTGAACAGTATAGGAGGTGGCGGCGGTGGAGGTGGAGGTGGCTTCGGCAGTGGCAATGCTCAGGGCGACGTGATACTAAGCACCGACGGTTCCGTGTTTTTCGACACGACACGGTTTCGTATAGGCGACGACTTTTACTACGACGGAATGATTCCTATGAACGACAGCCGACGAACGGCCTTTACACTATGCAACGATCTACGCGTTCACGGCACCATCGCGTGCGGATCCGTGAGTATTCAACCCTACGAGCACATCAAACGCGTGATCGAGCTAGCCGATTTGCACTTGGACAACGCTACCGGCGTCCCTCAGCTTGTGGTGGGCGAAGACAACTCCGTGTCCAACGCGACCATGGTGAGCACCGATCAAGAGACGGTGTTTTTGAAGCCGGTGTACTTTTTGGACGAGATCCACATCACTTCCAACCTTACGATCGACCCCATCTTCAATCAACCTGTGGAGATGGAGCAATCGCTCGTTGTGCACGGAGAGCTCGCAGGGCTACACCCGGGACTCTTCCCAGGATCCCCATGTAATTTGTACGTCACTTCCGACGTGAGCATTACGGACAGCAAACTCTACTGGCATCACGAACCCACCGGCGCCACTTGGTGGGCGGAAATCAACCCACAAAGCAACGTTCCTCACACCGGCGATCTCGAGTTTCATTCGATTAACGGCTCCGGCTTCGCCTTGACGGATACCTACGAACCTAACGCGATGAACTTTACAGGGCAGCATCGTTGCACGAGCAAAGTACGCATGAATAACGAACTCGCGAACTTCATAGGGAAAATCGTGATTGCTACGGGAGAGTACAGCGATCTCGACAACAAACATCAAGTAACGATTAACGAGGCGGTGCCCATAGTGGCGTTGTGTACCACCGCTCGAGACAAACGGGTGTTTGGGGTGATAAGCGACGAAGAGGACGATCGCATGGATCGTAACTTTCATTTCGGATACTTGCGTTTCACTCTGAAGAAACGAAGAAGATGTAGGAAAATCACCGTGAACTCGGTGGGTGAGGGTGCGATTTGGATTTGTGATGAAAACGGTTCTTTAGAAAATGGGGATTTCATTACGAGCTCGTCGATTCCTGGGTTAGGGATGCGTCAGGATGAAAACTACGTGGCGCCCTGGACGATAGGGAAAATAACATGCGATTGCAGTTTCGAAAAGGATTCTAAAATCTATCAATATCAGGAACATATTGTCAAGGGTAAAAAGTCTAAGCAAGCTTTTGTAGGTTGCACGTATAAATGCTGACGGAGAGTGTGTATACCTCTCACAAATCTAAAATTTAAAAAAAGGCATTCATTATAAAATCTGCGCATGAAATTAAAATAAAGTATGCCAGACACTTATAGCACGGTACTTAACAGTGAAGGTGATACAACTGTGTTCGCTGTTGGCAATCCTCCTATAGCAACTCCGAACCAATACTATCCGCCATCGGACATGGAGACCATGTTTGGACCGGTTTTGCTTCCGAAAATCTACGCGAAAGGTCTTTCTGCGTTGGAGATCGCCTCCTCCGGTAGAATTGTGCTGAGCGTGAACGATTTCGAAACATTGCACATTGAAAACGACGAGGAAACTCGCGAAACCAAGTTCCAATCTCAATCCAATTACTGGCTCAGTTTGCAACCTCAAGATGTCTATCGTACGGTGGCTGTCGGTGATCACACGTGGTCGTCCGAGGATGACTACCAGGTGATGCGCACAACCAACCCGGAGGGTTACAAAATGGAAGCTGATCTTCGCATTGAAGGTGCGGTGTCTTTCTCCAACGACCTTACAATGGACTCCGATATGAATCTCCTCGGCAGCGCTTTCATCAAGGGCATACTTTCTGTGAACTCCAACGTATTCGTGGAGAGCAAGGTGGAGCTCGGCGACACGCTTTCTGTGGAGCAAGAGGCCATCTTCGCGGACACCTTGTCCGTGGCGGAGACGGTGTATCTGTCCAGCAATCTGTCGGTGGAGGGTCATGCGTGGATCGAGGGTGGTGTGTCCATCGGAAGCAATCTGTCCGTGGAGAAGGAGGTCATTTTCTCCGACACACTTTCGGTAAGCAAAGAGGTGTACCTGTCCTCCAATCTCTCCGTGGAGGGTCGTGGTTGGGTCGAGGGTGCCGTGGAGCTCGGCGATACGCTGTCGGTGAAGGACATCGTGTACCTTAGCTCCAATCTCTCTGTGCACGATGAGGTGTTCCTCAACAGCAACCTGTCGGTGCAAGGCAACCTCACGGTGTTGGATTGGGTGGAGCTCGACAGCACTCTGTCTGTCTTGGATGCCGTTACCTTCAGCGACACTCTCTCGGTTGGCAAAGAGGTGTACCTTTCCAGCAATCTGTCTGTGGCGGACACCGTGTACCTCGCTAGCAACCTTGAGGTGGTGGGCGACATTCGCGTGGACGACGAGGCATTCTTCAACGGTACGGTGCTCAAGGTGCCCGTGGGTACCACCGACGTGCGCCCCGAACCGGTGAATCGCTACACCGGTTCGATCTTCTACAACGAGGAGAACAAGCGTTTTGAAGGCTTGCACGATCTTGGCGACAATGTCGAGCCCCAGTGGATGCCTCTAGGCAGCACCGCGGATATCGACGGAGACACCTACATCAAGGCGGAGGAGAACCCCGGTACAGACGACGACCATCTGCAGTTCTTCGCCGCCAACGCGACCACCCCTCGCATGATCATGAACTCCAATCTGCTGAGCGTGAACCTCGAGCTCGTGGTGGCGAGCAACCTGTCGGTGGGTCTCGACGTGGTCTTCTCGGACATCCTCTCGGTGGGGGACGCGGTGACCTTCGCGGACACCCTCTCCGTGGGTGAGTTGGTGTACCTCTCCTCTCATCTCTCCGTGGAAGGCGGTA